TAAGCGGCGGCAGTTAAGATATCGCCTGTTGCTGCTGGAAAGCCTGTTGCCATCTGTATATCTCCTAATAAGTCATCGCGCTAACGCCAATTATACCGCGTTCTGCGCTTCCTATAACGAAACAAACGGTTATGGGTTCGAGTGTTGTAACGGTTACATCCATAGCATTAGGGCTGATATTCCAAGTTAGCCCCTGTACTTGTAGGGTCTTAACGATAGTCGAGCCATCACTAGTCGTATTGGTAATACGAACATTCTGGAAATAGTCAAGAGCAATCATGGTGTTAGTCGGCACGGCTGGGTCTAGTAGATCAACAGTCATGGCATCGATACGGATAGTCGTTTCAGCTCTGGTTGCGACGTAGGTACGGGCTATGTTCAATGCGCTGGCATCTGTGTCCACAACTAGATCTGAGGCAGAATACTGGTGAGGAAAATACTTAGCTACACTAGTAGCGTTCTGAGCAAACTGAGCCGTACCGCCTGTGCGGGTTATATTGGCTTGGTTAATAATTAGCTTATCGTCAAAGGCATAGACAAGGTTGCGATACGGGATTCCTGTGGTCTGGTTAAACTCGATGGGCGTACCAGAGATAGAAGATACAACTTGATTACGCGACTTAAACACGGCAGTACCAGAGCCGTCAATATAGAACGCTCCTTGCTCTGAAAACTCTACATTTTTTAGTGCGCCCAATGATGTACGAAGCGTGGCTGGGTCAGCTTGGCATGAGCTTTGCCCTGTGGCAATCGTTCTCATGTTAGTTGGAAAGCCTATCTGATCTAGTATCTTGCCAATACGAGTGCCTGTGCTTTGTCCTGCACCTGAGTCTGCAACAGTTTGAACTTGAGCAAGCTGGTAGAGGCGGAAGGCATCTGAACAGTAAATATCGACATAACCTACTTCTTGCCCTACAGGAAAGGTATAGCGATACTCTGTTGTATAGCCTGAGAATAGGAAAGCATCGGCAGTAGCAGTTGTAGCCGATATGCGTAGCTTACGTAGCGGCACTAGGAATGGGTAATAAGGGCTATTTACATTCTGCGGATTCCATGCGCCATCTGGGTCAAGAACTCGTACAACTGCATCTCCTGATATGTACTGATCGCTTTGGACGTTGCGACCACGATTGATGGTTATGTTACGGACATTAGGAGTTAAGTCCACAATAGGAATAGGTACGGTAGAAGCAGCTAATTGGCTAACTCCAATAATGCCGTACTTATCATCGCCAATTGTAAATGGGTAGCCAAAAGTAGCGCCTGAGCTAAAGTCAAAGCTAACCGCTATATTGGCAGGTAGGCTCATCGGAACTGACCAAGTAGCCTATCTACGTTGGAATTGACTCCTGAAAGGTTCTGGTCTTGTAGAGCTGAGGCAATAGCCTTGCCGTCAATCTGTACGACAATTTGCTGAGATGAGCCCATGCCTCTGTAAAGGTTGCCGTAGGCTTCTGGAGTAATTTTTGTGCTTGCTGAACCAAGTGTATTAAACACATTCGCTGGCATGGCGTTAGTTGCTGGTGGTGTTGTAATAGGCGCAGGTGATACCCCACCGCCTGTAGTCGGAATTGTTGATCCAGTTACGGTTGCAAGGTTCTTGGTAAAGTTAGCTAGCCAAATATCCCAGTCCTTAAAAGGATTAGGCGCATCTGGAATCGTGTTGATGTAATCTCTCAGCTTGCCTGTGCTATCAATGGAATCTGCTAACTGGTCGGCTAACTTCTTGGCTTGGTCTATGTTACCTGTGAGCAAAGCAAGCTGGAGCTTTACTCGCAATTCTTCTTCTTTAGATAGGTTGTTTTTTAGAGCTGCTACGAGTCCTATCTGATCTAAGTCAAATAGAGCAGATTGTTTCTTGGTAATGGCTTGCTTCTTTTGCTCAGCAGTAAGTGCCTTCTGAGCCTTAGTCTGCGCTGCTAATAGTTTAAGTCGCTCTGCTTCTAGCTTCTTTGCCTTAGCTGCATCTGCATCGAATAAAGTAACATTGCTACGCCCAGTAACATTACGATTAGCGCGTGGGCGTGGGCGTGTATCTGCTCCCAAAGTAGCAAGCAAACCAAGTCCGCTAGTTGCAAAACCAGCTTTGAGAAGCTGACCTAAGAAGCCACCAGATAACCCGTCAAACTTGCTTGCCAGAACACCTACGCCACGAATTGCATCTGCGGTGTAAAGGGAAAGGCTAGCCATGGCATCGGCTACATCTTGAATATCGCCATCTTTGCCACCAGCTAAAACCAAAGCATCTACTAAACCTTTACCAATAACTTCCTGAGCGTTGCCTGAAGCTACTGTTAGCACCTGCAACTTGCCGGCGTAAGTATCAAGAAAAGCTGCGTTTGCTCCTGTAAATTGCTTGGATAATCTTTCCTGTACTTCTGCAAAACTAATTGTTTTAAGCTCAGCTTGTGTAAGCCCTAAGTTGTATTTACGAAGTCCTCTAGTATTGCCGACATAAGCCTGTGCTAAATCCTGAGTTACTTGTGTTAGCTCTCGACCTGTTCCACGGGATACATCTAAAGCGAGCCCTAGAATCTTTTGTGACTCGCTAAGTGATCGTGTGGTGGTCAGCAAAGATTGTAGAGCAGGACGAAGGGAATCATCGGCGACGGCTGAGCTAGCCTCTAGCTTTTGAATGTAGCGATCTATTTCGGGTTGCTCAAAAGCTAAACCAAGATTCTTAACTGCTGATGCTAAGCGAGTTGCCGCTGCTTCATCTTCTACGAAAGCCTTGAACGATGCTTTTCCAAATGCCACAACCTTAGTGACGGCAAAGACTCCAGCTATTTGCTTACCTAGCTTATTAACTGCCTTATCAAGATTGCTGACTGACTTGCCAGCTTGGTCAAAAGCCTTCTTGCCCTTAAATTCTGTTGCAATATCAATCGAGATTAGGCTCATGCTTTGCTCCTAGCGTTAAGCTTCTTTGCAGATGCTTCTATTGCTTTAATTACATTGGTGCGGGCTTTGCCCTCATCCTCTGCATAAGCCCTAAATAATGCGCGACCAGTCATGCCTTTGTTCTTACCTTTAAGATTTCCGCCTAGCTTAGGCGTGAAGTTGCCTTCAACTCCAGAAGTACGACCAGCCCACTCGTAAATGATAGCTGCCACGTTCTTGCTATTAACGGATGCAAGAGATACAAAGCCACGGCTATTAGGTCGGCTAGGGCTAGTCTTGTAACCAATAGCTCGCTTAGCTACAGTCTGATCGTAAAATCTAGTAGACCATCTACCTTTGGCATTAGGTCGCTTTAGCCATCCGCTAGGCACATCTGCGTTAGATGGCAAATAGCCTCTGGCATTTCTCACTACAGGTTTTAAGAAGTCTGCAATTTGCTTTGTAGTTTCCTTAGCTAAATCAGGCTCAAATTGCTTTAGGGCTTTGCGAAGGTTAAGAGCGCCTTTGATTTCTGTTGGCATTCTCGCGCTCCTTTGCTAAGTCCTGTAATACTGCTATGTGTGCCTTGAAAGCCAAGGGTGATAGATTCACGATTGACTCGAACGTAACCCCGTACTCATACGACAACCTTGCGGCGGTATAAGTAACGGAGTTACGATCAAGCCAGAGGGTCGGAGTCTAGGACTTCAACCGCCTTTAGCGTTTCAAGGAACTTCTCACCAAATGGCGGTACGGTTTCGCCACTCCTTCTAATAGATTCCCAGCAGAGCCAGTAAATATCTGACTGCTTCTGATCCTCTAGTAAGGCTTTGTGAAAGCCCTTCTTGGCGTATTGCTCGAAGGCGTATTCAATTAGCGGAGTAATTTCGTACTCTGTTACTGAGTTGTCTGCCCTTGTTACCTTTAGCTTTGCCATTCTTTTGCCCCTTTGTTTAGATTACGGTGTTACTGAAATTGTACCTGATACGTTCCAAGTTACTGATTGAGTTGAGAGGTCGCCAACTGCACCATTAATTGGTGTGATGTTGTTGACTAGGCAAGTCATACTGTAGAGCGGATTTGCCGCTGATGTAGCGGCTGATGTCTGCTTGACTGTGACTGTGGTGTTTGTTCCTAATGTTGCGTTAAGTGTCTGCAATGTCTTAGAAGTTGCCTCGTCATTGAAGAAGTCGATTGTAATGCTCGAAGCTTCTAGCCCCCGAATGAAACGATGCCCTTGATCTCCCATTGAAGTGACCTCAAGTTCGTCAAATGATCGGTTGAGTGTTACGGATGATACGAGATTTGAGAGGTCTACCGCATTAACAGTAAGAACCACTCCATTGCTTAGATATACTGCCATTTGGTTTATTCCTCATCTTTCTTAGGTGTTGGTTTTGGTGCTGGTGTTGCTGGTGGAAGCTGACCAATCTTCTCGAGGAAGGCTGCTTGCTCCTTTGTCCATTCTGCTAGATTGTCCATCTTAGCTCCATTCCGTAAGTGTGCTAATTGCAATATCGCAAGTTAGCAAATCTCCAGAAGCGATAGATAGAACGCTCGGTGCGCTCACGCTTCCTACATTAAACACGATGCTTGAAGCATCTAAAAGTTGAAAGACTCGTACTATGTCGTTTTCAATGCCAAGAAGATTGCCTTCGTTATCTAGCATCGGTACAAGAACGGTAAGCTTGAAATTAGCCATAGGTGCTACAGATGTGCGGTCATTATTAGTCGGCTCAATATATGGGTCAGCAGGAGTAATAATAATTGAGTTGGCAATCGGTGAGGCTGGGGGGTAACTGAATACCTGGTAAAGTGAATTATCTACAAGGGCTGCTTTAATAGAAGCTCGTAAAGTTGAGATTGCTGCCATTAGCCGACCATAGATCGTGGGTCTAGGTAAGGCGCTAGTAAGCCTCTTACGCGAGAGAGTAGCTGGGAACTCATGGCGTACATGTTGCCAATTGAGCCGTCTGGGTTCATGCCACTACCAGAGTTAGTCTGACGGCTAGTCCAGATAGATACGCAGATCATAAGCGATGCTTCTTGGATAGCTGGGATAGTTGTGTAGTCAGTATAAGTTTCAGCGGCAGCTATGCCATAAGGCTCAACTGAATGCTTTGGGTTGTCGCTGGTGTGATTTGTAGTAACGGTAAATGAATACTCGCTTACGCCAGTAATCGTCTTATTGCCGTTATATTTTGCACCAGCACCAGAGATAGCAACTGTTTGACCTACATAAAAATAATCCATAATAGGATCATTGAAGTAAAGTGTTCCTACAGTCCCTACGTTGCCATGAGCAACGATGTATTGCTGATTCTTCCAAAGCATAGGAAGAAGAACATTATCGGCGGCATCGCAAACGGATTGAATAACTGCATCGGTATAGAGAGTGCCAACGCCAAGCGCAGTACGAAGCTCGGCTACTGTGGTTATAGACATTCTCTATCCTTTCATTAAGACCAGCGGGAGTCGAAGGGCACGACCCCCGCTGGCGTTCTAATGGGTCTTACTGATTAGGAGGCGTTGTTAAAACGGAAACCGCCAGCATTGATCTTCTGTGCAAGTGCGCCGTAGCCGTAGTAGCCTACTTCGACCTTACCTGTGCCAACCTTATCAGCGCGAAGCTGCAAGCGTGGGCTCTCGTACCATGTGAAGGAATCGCGGTTCACAACCATAATGGTTGCATCGCCTTGACCTGTCTGTGTGTAATCCACATACATATCGAGTCCGAGAAGTGTTCCGCGAAGTGAAGCTGCTCCAACTGCACCCATAGCGTTCTGTGGGTTAGCTGCTGAAAAGATAGGGCGCTTTGCTGTGTCGTTAAGCGCGATGATGTTGCTCCATTGTGTTGGAGAAACGATCACACCTGTTGCAAACTTGAAGGTGTTTGTGTAGATAGAAGCTGCTGCGCGTGAGATAAATGCTGAGAACTCATCGCCATCCCAAGGAAGGGTTACAGTTGTTGCATCTACTGTTGCTACTGCTGCGATTGTGTCGAATGCATAAGCGTTAGTTGCCTTAGCATAAGCATCAGCCATGAGTGTCTGCAATTCCGCGAAGAATGCAGGAGATGTGCGATCAAGAACTTCTACGTCAAATAGTTGCATTCCTGCGAACTTCTTAACGAGAACATCTAGGTACTCGATTTCGACCTGAGTATCTGAGAACGCTGCTCCTTCTGCCTCAACCTCAACAGTTGGTGCAGTCTTAACGCGAGGAATCTGGAACTTCATACCCGCATCTGGGAGTGTTCCTGTAGTGATTGCATCAATAGTTGCGCGTGTTGCAGTTGTCTTGCCATTGATGATTTCGGTGAGCTGACGTGTTGGGACAAGTCCTGCAACGTCTGTTGTATCTGTATCAGATGCAGCAGCTAGGTATTGACGAGCGTTCTCGTCACCAAATGATGCACGAATGGTGTTTTCTAGGAATGCTTCGTTTGAACGGTTGATGCGTGGTGTTGCATAGTGCATCGCTTTTACTACTGGAGCAGAAGCTTCGACTGCCGCAGCCTCTACTGGTGTTGCTTCGACTGTAGGTGTGTTTTCCACGGCTACTGCCTCGCTTTCTGTTGGTAGGTTTTCTTCAGCAGGGATGACTTCCTCTGCTGCAATCTCTAGTACCTGAGCCGACTTAAAAGCGGGCTCTGTAACTAAAGAAACTTCGCGTAATTTAGCCGCAGTAACGACTGTGTATCCTTCGCGTGATGGCTTTGACTTGATGATTTCAGCTCCGATGCTTAATCCTGAAACGAGCCCCTCGGATGCCATAACGAGTGCATCGTTTCCGCCTGTAGATCGTGAAAGCTTAAATGTTGCATAAATGCCATCTTCACGAACTTCAGCGGCGGTCATGCGACCTACTGGCTTCTTCATGTCGTGCTGGCTAAGTAATTTAATTTTTGAAACATCACCAATATCAATAGACCCAGCCTCAAACACATAAGCGCCTAGGTTTGTATTGCCGACTTCGCCTGTACCCATAGGCACAATCTTGCCTGAGATTTCGCGGCGTTCTTCTGAGCATTCAATAGATGCTGCTTCGATATACAGGGTTTCCATATTAGTCATCGCTTCCATTAGGGGTTAAATCTTCCATCTCCATCGCTTGTTCAATTGTGATTAAGCCAAGGGATAGCATTTTCTCAATGACGAGAAGGCGATCCATAGGCTCTGTGCGTAGGAAGGTGGAATCCAAGTCAAACTTTACATAGTGTCCAACCGTAGAAATATCGTCCATGCTAAGGCGCTGCTCGATTGCGGATATGTACGGCTGAAATGCTAGGGCTACCAATTGCTTACGTTCATCTTGAACATTTGCATAAGTCATAGTTGTATTTTGATCTGCTGAGAGATAGTAAGCAGGTACTCCGCAAAGGCGTGATATTTCTGTAGCAAGGTTTTGAATAGCCTCGTTATACATCATGTCTTTAGGAGAGAAGCCGATATTTTGCGCTTCGAGAGTTGAGGTCAAATATGCCGTACTGCGATTTTGACGAGCGTTCTTCCATGAAGCGAGCAAGCCCTGAACCTCAGATGCAGGAAGGTCTGCACCTGTATTTTTTAGCACAGTAGTTGCCATAGGGGTTTGAGCTGCGACAGATGCAGCCTTTTGTATATCTATAGCTGCCTGAATTGTGCGAGCGCCTGTAGTAAGTACTCCTTCGTTAAATGACTGGAATGTAACGAGAGAGCCTAAACCAGACATAGGGCGTGGCTTTCCATCTACAAGATATTCAGTCACATAAATACCATATGGATCAACTTCTTTTGATACGCGAGTATTAGCAACCCATTCAAAGGTCGCGCCTCGATTATCTTCCTGATAGGTTTCCGTAATTTCGAGAAAAGCCTCGCCAAAGAATAGAAGGCTATCGACCAAGTAGCTTATAGTTACGAATTGTGGCTGGTGCTTTGAAAGTTGGTGAACCCAACGTGGAGCAGGTATTTCTTCTCCTGTTGATTTTTTCTTATACTCCAGCGGGATTGAACCAACTGTGCAAAGTAGATCGCGGCATCTTTTCACCGCAGGAACGCCCATAGCTGCATGACGGCTAACGGAAGGAGAGTAATAATAATTGGATGCGTAAAAGGCATCACCCATAATTTGTGGATTAGCCTGCGCTTCAATGATTTGAGGCTTACGCGATAGAATACCCATAGGGCATAATTATACCCTACTCCGAGTAAATCATAGCTGATTGCTGGGGTTTTGTTAACTTCCAAATAATCATGGCGATTGAGATAGGCGCTGATATATCTCCTGCGCTACGGCGCTTGACGATGCGCCAAGCCGAGTCCGATACCTTTGCAGCTACGCTCTCAAACTGCTCCAATAAATCTCTCTGTCCATTGTGAACCATGCGCTTAGACACGATGGCATCTAATAGATCACCACAAGCCTGATAGAAGTTTTGAGATGAGCAATCTTCGACAACTTGCCCCGCATTAGCTAGGCGGTCAGCAATAGTCTGGGTAGCATACTTATCAAACATAATTTGCCTAGGTCGCCAAATATCGGCATAGCCCTTGATTCCCGCAGCTACTTCAAGGTCATTGATAGCTATATCGTTGCTCCATTTATGCAGGATACCTACGCCGATTCTTCCGTCAGGCAATATCTGACCAGCGCAAAGCGTAGCCATTCTTTTACTTGGTGAAACATCAAAGCCAAATACTGTGTAAGCGCCAGGCGACATAGTTAAATCATTGTCGCCACATTCTTCGAGCGATCCTGGTGGGAAAGGTGATTGCAAGCTGGAAACCCATAAGCAAAGAAGTTCGGTCATAATGGCATCATGGCTAGATGTCGATAGCGATTCCTCAATGGCTTCACGGCTTACACGGATTCCTAGAGCTGGATTAGCTTGTGCTACCCCTTCCCAAAAAGCCTTAGAGTTAGTATCTATTTTGAGCATATTAGGTGCTGAGTATTCGTAATACCCAAATGTCTTGGGTGGGTTTTCTTTAGAGCGATCTACTAGAGAATTAAGCGAAAGGCTAAAAGCATCTCCAGCGTTACTAGTCCAAAAGGTCTGACCATCTGTGGCTCTAGTAGTTGGAGTGATAGCGGTAAAGGCTTCTTCTGACCATTCCCTGAGCTCATCTCCGTAGGTGAACGAACTTGTTCTGCCGCGGCTGCCATCACGCGTCGCTGCTACAACATCTAAGCGCCCGCCGCCAAACTCAGGCAATAGCTCAATGGATTCTGTGCCATTGGCATAGCGAATAGCTTTGACTTGGCAATTAAGGAAATCATGTGACTCAATTATGTAGCACATTTCTCGAAAGGAAACCAAAGCCATAGCCCTATTAGATGAGGCTATAAGGATGCGAGGGCTCTTAAACAGGAATAGGTGGGCTAGGCACATCATTCGCCCTAGATGGCTCTTTCCTGATTGTCTAGCGACCAATAATAATCCAGTACGGCGAATAAACTTAGAATCTTTTCCGATCGTGAAAAAATCTCTAACGATAAGTTTTTGCCATGGCATCAAAGGTTGACCTATACGCTCAGCAAGCTCAATAACCTCATCGCCTCTTGTCTTGCCTTTTAATAGTGGCGTGTGGACTCTTGGATAGGTTGACCCCCGCGGGGTCTTAGGCTTTACCACAGGCTCTATATGCCTTCTGGTTTGATATGGGATGAAAACGGACTGTCTTGGACTGATTCCGAGCGTGTCGGGGAGATAAAGGAACG